CTAAAACATCTCCAGGGTTTCAGTCTGGCGAGTATGACTTTTATTTTAGAGGAGATGACTTAGGAATTGATTCTATTGGAGATCTTGTTGATACTGCAGAGTCAATTGGTCTTGTAAACAGAACTGGAGCATGGTATCAATTAGATGATGGCACCAAGGTTCAAGGACGTGATGGATTTATTAATAGGGTTAAGGAAGACTTAGATTTGCAACAACAACTTAAGTCAAAAATAATTAATGCTTGATAAAAAGTTTTCTGTATATCCTGGCAAATTTCCATGTAAAACTTGTCAAGAAGAGGTGACATCTTTAAGATATTGGATTGAGTCTGGAGATGCAACATGGATGTGTTCAAAAAAACACATTTCAAAGGTTGGTTTGTTACCACAAAAGAAAAAGAAAAAGGATTTTTCTGATGAGTGAAAAAAATGAATCAAAAAGAATAGGCGCTAAACAACATAAAAATTCTGGAAGAAATACTCAGAAGGGTGATGCTACTTGGCGTAATTTTGTAGTTGATTTTAAAGAGGTTGGTAAATCTTTTACACTCAACAAAGATGTGTGGGCTAAAGCAGTAACAGATGCTATAAAGGCAGGCAGAGACAAGTCTGCAGCAATCATTGTAGTACTTGGTGAAGGCAATACAAAAGTAAGGCTTGCTATAATTGAAATGGAAATGTTAGAACAATTAACAGAGGAGGACCAAAATGTCTGAAACAGTACCACAAAAAACAACGATTGATATGGTCAATGGATTAAGTGAAATAGCAGATTATATGCAAGATGAAGAACTAACAACTGCTTTAACAATGATTGCAAAAATTATTATTAAGCCAGACGTTCCTATTCAGGTTGCTAGTTTAGAAATAGTAAGACTTCAGGCAATTGCAGCAAAGATGTCTTTTAAGGCAACTTGGATGGCTAATGTTGATAAATCTGACAGGGCAAAGAAAAACATATATTTTACAGCAGCACAAGCAATCAACGATCTAGTATCAGCACTTAAATACATAATGCGCTAACTGGTATACTTATATAAACAGGGGATAAAAATGACAAAAAACTTACTACAGAGCGTGATGATAAAGAGTGTTTCTAATAAGAGCAATATACTTGATTCTGATGCTTTAATTGAAAAAATAAAATCTGGATATGTTATTAATCGTGGACCAAAGTTTCAAACCAAAAAAACATTTGCTCCATCAACTATTGCCTATAGTCATGGAGAGTGTCCAAGATATTGGTATCTAGCGTTTGATGGTGCAACATTTGAAGACAATGCAGATGCATACGGTGCAGCAAATATGACTGCTGGTACTCTTTCACATGGAAGAATCCAGTCAGCAATGATGAATGCTGGTGTAGCAAAAATATTTAGAGACGACGATAACCAACCAACAACAGAATTTAAAATTAGATATGATGATCCACCAATCTTTGGCTATGGGGATGCCATGCTTGAGTGGGAAGGCGAAGAAATTGTTGGCGAAATTAAAACAATGCTTAATGAAGGTTTTGAATATCGTAAAAACTCTATGAAGCCTAAAACTGGTCATTTAATTCAGTTACTTATTTATATGAAAATTCTTGGAAAGAAAAAGGGTGTTCTAATTTATGAAAATAAAAATAACCATGAACTTCTTGTTCTTCCAGTAGAAGTAGATGATAACTATAGACAATGGATTGAAAATGCTTTTCAATGGATGCGTGATGTTCGTAAGGCTTGGGTAGATCGTACACTGCCAACAAAAAATTATCGCTCAAACTCAAAGGTCTGTAAAACATGTCCTATTCAACAGGCATGTGCAGATGCAGGAACTGGAGTGATTAAACTTAAGTCCCTGGAGGGGTTAAGTGAAACTATGTGAACGATGCGATAATCACTTTGAACCCAAAGTAAGTTATCAAATTTATTGTGGAGAAGATTGTAGAGATGAAGCCACAAAAGAAAAGATAGCAGAAAGATATCAAATAACTCGCAGACAAAGAAGAATTGGAAAAAAAAGATTATGCCTTGGTGGTTGTGGGGAACAACTATCAATATATAATGACTCTGGTTTTTGTTCTAATTGCAATGTAAGCAAAAAAGAAGTAGACAAAATGTTAAAACAATTAAAGGGAATTGTTGACTATGAGCAAAACTGGTAATCCACAAAAAATATGTGCTATTGATGCTAGCACTAATAGTCTTGCTTATGCACTTTTTGTTGATAAAGATTTAACACAGTTTGGAAAAATTAATTTTCAAGGCAGAGATATTTATGAAAAAGTTGGTGATGCAGCAAGAAAAACATTAGCATATTTTGATGCTGTAATAGAAACAGATGCTATTGTTATTGAACATACAGTATTTATGAATAGTCCAAAAACTGCTGCTGATCTTGCACTGGTTCAGGGGGCGCTACTTGGGGCTGCTGCAATGTATGGCATTAGAACTATTGGAAAGGTTTCTCCAATTACCTGGCAGAATTATCTTGGTAATAAAAAATTAACTAAAGAAGAACAATTGTTGCTTAGATCAAAAAATCCTGGAAAATCAGATTCTTGGTACAAAGCATATGAAAGGCAGTTTAGAAAAGAAAGGACAATAAAACTAATTGAAATCAACTATAATAAAACTATTAACGATAATGACGTTGCTGATGCTTGTGGCATCGGTCACTGGGCTATTAATAACTGGGATAAAGCAGTAGGATATAATGAATAGAAATAATTTTGTTTTTAAAGAAGAAGACAATGAAGTTTCTTTAACTGTAAAAACACTATGTCCAGAAAAATGGTTATTAATAGATCGTGAAACTGGACAAGTTTATCAAGGAAATCCAGGCGGATTTTGGGATAGGCTTGATACAGTAAAAAGGAGAATAAAATAATGCCAGAGTTAAATGCAAATATTCCACCAATTGAATGCTATGTTCGTGGTAATTTTTTAAGAGACCAAGAAGATAGTCATGATAAATATTTTCCATGTGTAATCTTTGGCGTATCAAGTATTAAAAGTAGAAGCCCATTGTTTCATTTTTTAATGGAAGACGGTGGTATTTGGTGGAGAATGCCAATTAATGCATTTTGTACTAAGCCAGGCGTTCCAGAAGAACCAATCTATAATCTTGTTTTATGGAATTCTTTTAGTCCATATATAGCAGTTACAAAGTTTGAAAATTTAAGCAATATGAGAATGTCATATATAGATAGAAATAAAAATAATATTGGAGGAAAATATTTATTTACTTTAGATTGGCACAACCCAGAAAGTAATATTTTAGATGATGGATATTCAGAAAATCCAGGGCAACATAAATGTGGTCATGTTATTCAAAGAGATGATGGAAATTTTGCTATACAGCCTAATAATCGCATTAGATTAAAAGAACCATCTTTTGTTACAAAAAAAGATCTAGTTATACAAAGACTCATTAATACAAACAAGTGGGATGTTGAAAGTTATGATAAATGGGTTTTAGAAGACTCAAATGCCTATGACTATGATATTTCTGATATAGAGGTTGACAAATAATACTATGGCTGCTAAACTATATACATCAGAGATTTTTATGCGTAAGCGTTATGTTATGGATAAAAAAACTCCAGAAGAAATTGCAAAGGAGTGTGGATGCACAGTGGAGACTGTTTATGTTTACCTTGCAAAATTTGGTTTAAGAAAGTCTAAACGATGAAACTTCAACCAGTGTATGAAGATGTTAAAGATTTTAGTTGTCAAGATTTATACTTAAAATCAGTTGGCGCTCCATCTGGACCTAGCATATGGACAACATGTCATTCTATTGCACACATGCTTATTGAAAAAAATATTGCTTATGGAGATTCAGCCTTGGATCCAGTTAGAATTTTTAGCAAAGCAGACCCAGCAGAACAACTTAGAGTTAGAATTGATGACAAGTTGAGTAGATTAATGAAAGGTACTGAATATGTTGGAGACAACGATATTGATGACCTTATTGGATATTTGGTTTTGCTTAAAATAGCAAAGGAAAAAAATGTCAACTGAAAAAGATTTAGTAGACCACCTAGACCAAGTTAATACCGTTGTAACTGAATACCTAAAAGGTAATGATCCAACAGTTATTTCTAAAGAACTTGATATTCCTCGTACTCGTGTTGTTCAACTAATTAATGAGTGGAAGGTTATGGCATCAGCAAATGATGCAATCCGTGCTCGTGCCAAAGAGGCACTCGTAGGTGCAGATACACATTACACAAAACTTATTACAAAAGCCTATGAGGTTATTGATGAATCAAGTTTAACAAGTAACCTAAGTGCAAAAACAGCAGGTATCAAACTTGTTATGGATATTGAGTCTAAAAGAATTGATATGTTGCAAAAGGCTGGTCTGCTTGAAAATAAAGAACTTGCAGAAGAGATGGTTGAAATTGAACGCAGACAAGAAGTTCTTGTTGGAATCCTTAGAGACATTGCATCATCACATCCAGAAGTTCGTGACATTATTATGCAAAGGCTTTCAGCAATTGCAAAAGAAGGCGAAGTGATTACAGTTGTCCACGATGTTCAATGATTTTTTTGAAGTTCTTAAAGAAAATCATTTTATTGAAAAACCAGTAGATGCTAAGACATTTGTTGAGTCTCCAGATTACCTAGGACAGCCAAAACTTTCTGATATCCAATACGACATTGTTGAGGCAATGAGTCAGATTTATCGTAAAGAAGATCTGGTAGAAATTATGGGAGAATCGGAAGGTTCTGCTTATTTTTCAAAGTATACAAAAAATGAAATTATTCTTCAACTTGGCAAGGGTAGCGGAAAAGATTTTGTATCTACAGTAGCCTGTGCATATGTAGTATATAAACTTTTATGCCTTAAAGATCCAGCATCCTACTATGGAAAACCATCTGGAGATGCTATAGATATTATTAACGTAGCGATTAACGCACAACAAGCCAAGAACGTATTTTTTAAAGGTTTTAAAACTAAGATTGAAAAATCACCATGGTTTGCTGGAAAGTATAATCCCAAAGCAGATTCAATTGAGTTTGATAAAGCAATTACCGTTTACTCTGGACACTCAGAAAGAGAATCACATGAAGGTTTAAACCTATTCCTTGCAGTGCTTGATGAAATTTCTGGTTTTGCATCTGAGGTTGGAACTGGTAATGAACAAGGTAAGACTGCTGACAATATTTATAAAGCATTTCGTGGTACTGTAGATTCTCGTTTTCCAGATTTAGGTAAGGTAGTTCTTCTTTCATTCCCTCGTTATCAAGGTGACTTTATTTCACAAAGATATGATGCAGTTGTTGCTGAGAAAGAAACAGTAGAACGTAGACATAAATTTATTATTAATGAAGAATTGCCAGAAGGACCAGATAATGAATTTGAAATTACCTGGGAAGAAGATCATATTCTTTCTTATAAAATTCCAAAAGTGTTAGCACTTAAGCGTCCAACATGGGAAGTAAATCCAACACGCAAAATTGATGATTTTAAAATTGCGTTTTTAACAGATCTTGGTGATGCGATGATGCGTTTCTTATGCACACCAACCTACTCATCAGATGCATTTTTTAAACAAAAAGATAAATTAATAAAATGTATGACTCTAACAAACCCTGTTGACACATTTAGAAGATTCTCAGAAAACTTTAAACCAGATCCAGATAAAACATATTATATACACGCTGACCTTGCACAAAAACACGATAAGTGTGCGGTAGCAATTGCACACGTAGACAAGTGGGTAAACATTCAAGTAATTAAAGATTATGAACAAGTAGCCCCAATCGTAATAGTAGATGCAGTTGCATGGTGGGAACCAAAGTCAGAAGGTCCAGTAAATCTATCTGAAGTAAAGCAATG